CACAAGAATTCTGGTAGAAATACAAAGAAGGGTGATGCTACTTGGAGAAATTTTGTTGTTGACTTTAAAGAAACAGCAAAGTCTTTTACTATAAATCAAGATGTTTGGGCTAAAGCCGTTACAGACTCAATTAGGGCTGGTACAGATAAGTCTCCAGCAATAGTAGTAATACTGGGTGAAGGTAATAAAAAGACTCGTCTTGCTATAATAGAGTTTGACTTACTAGATCAGCTTACGTGGGAGGCAAAAAATGACACAAGCAGTTCAATCTGATGGAAAAACAACAATAGAAATGGTTAATGGGCTATCCGAAATAGCCGATTTTATGAACGATGAAGAGCTAACAACTGCTCTCACAATGATTGCAAAACTAATAGTAAAGCCAGACATCCCGCCACAGGTAGCAAGCCTAGAGATAGTTAGATTGCAGGCCATTGCAGCAAAAATGTCATTTAAAGCAACATGGTTAACCAATGTTGATAAATCAGATAGATCTAAAAAAAATATTTACTATACAGCAGCAGAAGCAATTAATGACTTAGTATCTGCATTGAAATACATAATGCGGTAACTGATATAATAGAATAAAGGATTATATGACTAAAAACTTGATAAAGCAGATGATGAGAAAAGCTGAGGATGGACCTCAGTTTTTAGACTCTGCTGCTTTAATAGAAAAAATCAACAATGGCTATATTGCAAAGCGAGAAGCCAAGCATACTAAGAAGAAGACTTTTGCTCCATCAACCCTAGTCTTCGGTCATGGAGAATGTCCTAGATATTGGTATCTAGCATTTGAAGGAAATATATTTGAAGAGACTAGTGATGCTTATTCTGTTGCTAACATGACTAGCGGTACTAAGTCACATGAGCGAATTCAGCAGGCGATGCTGGATGGCGGGGTAGCTATTGAATACCTTGATGATGATAACAATCCAACCACAGAGTTTAAAGTAACACACAGCGATCCTCCAATTTTTGGATGGGGAGATGCAATGATTAAGTGGGAAGAAGACGAAATCATTGGTGAAATAAAAACAATGAAGGCTGAATCATTTGAAAATTATAAAATCAAAGGTGAGCCAGCAAAATATCACGTAATGCAATTGATTATTTATATGCGAGTATTAGGCAAGGCAAAGGGAGTTCTTATTTATGAAAATAAAAACAACCATGACTTGTTGGTTTTTCCAATCGAAGTAACAGAAGAATATAAGTTATGGATCAATAATACTTATAGATCAAACGCTAAGGTCTGTAAGAGTTGCCCAGTTAAAGCAGCCTGTGCCACCGCAGAACCTGGAGTAGTTAAGATAAGATCCCTGGAGAAGCTGAGTGAAGCAATGTGATAGATGCGACAACAAGTTTACTCCCAAAGTAAGCTATCAAATATATTGCAGTGAGCAATGTAGAGAAGAAGCTACTAGGGATAAAATTGCTGAGCGTTATAAAATTACTAGGCGACAAAAACGAAAAGGTAAAATAAGAAAATGCCTTGGAGGATGTGACCAAGTACTATCTATATATAACGATGATGGATTTTGTTCAAACTGCAATATCAGTAAAAAAGCTGTGGATAAAATGTTAAAACAAATAAAGGGGTATTTTGATTATGAGCAAGATTAATCAGCCATCTCATATTTGTGCTATTGATGCCAGCACTAATAGCCTTGCTTTTGCATTTTATACTTATAAAAAATTAACTGGGTATGGAAAAATAAGTTTTGAAGGTAGCAATATATATGAAAAAGTTATAGATGCTACAACAAAGACTAGAGCTTTGTTTAATCATTATAATATGATTAATGCTATTGTTATTGAGCATACCGTTTTTATGAACTCTCCTAAGACTGCAGCAGATCTTGCTATGGTTCAGGGCGCAATCATAGGTGGTGCAGGGCTATGTAATATTTCTGTAATTGGCAGGGTATCGCCAATAACATGGCAAAATTATCTAGGTAATAAGAAGTTATCTAAGGAAGAGCAGTTACAGATAAGAACAGTAAATCCTGGAAAATCATTATCTTGGTATAAGTCATATGAGCGTGATTTCAGAAAGAAAAGAACGATTAAATTGTTAGAAATAGCATATGATAAAAAAATAGATGATTATGATGTGGCAGATGCAGCAGGTATTGGGCATTGGGCTATAAATAACTGGGAAAAAGCAGTTAAATTTGACAAGGACTAGACATGACTGGTAAACTATATACAAGTGAGGCTTGGCTTCGTAAGCGTTATGTTATGGATAAAAAGTCTCCACAAGACATTGCTAAAGAGTGCGGGGCAAGCGTAGAAACAATCTATGTTTATCTTGCTAAATTTGGATTGAGGAAATCAAAAAGATGAGCGACAAAGAAAAATTTATTATCAAGGTTGATCAGGTAAACCATCCGTACCACTACACCACTGATCCAAGCGGGGTAGAGGCAATTGAAATTACCAGACACAGAAACTTTAATATTGGCAATGCCATAAAGTATCTCTGGAGAGCTGGTATTAAAGATGAATCTAAGCATATTGAAGATTTGAAGAAGGCTATCTTTTATATACAAGATGAAATCAATAGACTAGAAGGCAAATATGACAGACGCAGAAATAGAAATCGTAAGACACCTTGATGAGGTAAATAAGGTTGTTGAGGAATATCTTAAGGGAAATGATCCCACTAAGATTTCTAAAACACTTAGCCTCCCAAGAACTCGTGTTGTTGCCCACCTAAATGAGTGGAAGGCGCTTGCATCTGCTAATGATGCTATTCGTGCTCGTGCTAAAGACGCACTAGTTTCTGCTGATGCACACTATACAAAACTAATTCAGCAGGCATATGAGGTTATAGATGATGCTACAACAACAGCAAACCTTAATGCAAAAACAACGGCTATTAAACTTGTTATGGACATAGAGTCAAAGCGAATAGATATGCTCCAAAAGGCTGGACTGCTTGAAAACAAAGAATTAGCAGAAGAGATGGTAGAGATTGAAAAACGACAGGAAGTCCTTGTTGGAATTCTTCGTGATATAGCATCAGAACATCCAGAGGTTCGTGATTTAATTATGCATAGACTTTCTGCAATTGCTAAAGATGGAGAAGTGATTACGGTTGTCCACAATGTTCAATGAATTTCTTGAGGCATTACAGGATAATCATTTTGAAGAAACTCCTGTAGATGTAAAAACATTTGTAGAGTCTCCAGATTATTTGGGGCAGCCTCCACTGTCCTCAATTCAATATGACATTGTTGAAGCAATGAGCCAGATCTATCGTAAAGAAGATTTACAGGCTTTGATGGGCACAGAGCAAGGAGAAAGACACTATGCTAAATATACAAAAAATGAAATTATTCTTCAGCTCGGAAAAGGCTCTGGGAAAGATTTTGTTTCTACTGTTGCTTGTGCTTACGTTGTGTATAAGCTTTTATGCCTTAAGGACCCAGCAAGATATTACGGTAAACCTAGTGGCGATGCCATAGATATTATTAACGTTGCTATCAACGCAGAACAAGCAAAGAATGTTTTCTTTAAAGGATTTAAAACTAAGATTGAAAAGTCTCCATGGTTTGCTGGAAAAAATGAACCAAAAGTAAACTCTATTGGTTTTGATAAATCTATAACAGTTTATTCTGGTCACTCTGAGCGTGAATCTCATGAGGGTCTTAACCTTTTTATGGCGGTACTTGATGAGATTTCTGGATTTGCTACAGAAGTAGGAACAGGAAACGATCAAGGCAAGACTGCTGATAATATTTATAAAGCATTTAGAGGTACTGTTGATTCTCGTTTTCCAGATCTTGGTAAAGTCGTTCTCCTATCATTTCCTCGTTATAATGGAGACTTCATTTCAAAACGGTATGAAGATGTAATTATGGAAAAAGAAGTAATAGAACGTAGGCATAAGTTTATTATTAATGAAGAATTACCAGAGGGACCTGACAATGAATTTGAGATTGTATGGGAAGAAGATCATATTCTGTCTTATAAATACCCTAGAATGTTTGCACTAAAAAGACCTACATGGGAAGTAAACCCTACTAGAAAGATTGATGATTTTAAGATAGCATTTTTAACAGATTTGGGAGATGCAATGATGCGTTTCCTCTGTACCCCAACATATTCATCTGATGCATTTTTTAAGCAGAAGGAAAAACTTGAAAAATGTATGACGCTTAGAAATCCTGTGGATAATCACAGGAGATTTGATTTGTCTTTTAAGCCAGACCCTGATAAAATATATTATATCCATGCAGACCTTGCACAAAAGCATGACAAATGTGCAGTAGCAATTGCACACGTTGAGCGATGGGTGAACATACAAGTAATCAAAGATTACGAGCAGGTTGCACCTATTGTTGTTGTTGATGCCGTTGCTTGGTGGGAGCCAAAAGTAGAAGGTCCAGTAGATCTTTCTGAGGTAAAAAAGTGGATTATAAATCTTCGTAGAGAAGGTTTTAATATTGGTATGGTTACATTTGACCGTTGGCAGTCCTTTGATATTCAACAGGAGCTAAAGGCGGTAGGAATGAGAACCGATACCGTTTCAGTAGCCAAGAAACATTATGAGGATTTGGCTATGATGGTATATGAAGAGAGAATCGCAATGCCTATGATTCCTTTGCTTCTTGAGGAGATGAGTGAGCTTAAGATTATGAAAAATAATCGTGTTGACCATCCTCGCAAGAAGTCAAAGGACTTAGCAGATGCCGTTTGTGGGGCGGTATTTGGGGCAATATCGCATACAAGTAGAGACTCTAATCTAGAGATTGATGTTCATACTTGGAGTTCTGCCTCCCGACTTGCAGAAAAGCAAAGGGGTATGGTAGAATTGGATTCTGGGGAAATTCCTGACGATGTTCAAGAATACCTTGGGGAGTACAAATTAATTTAAACAAAATGAATAATACAAGGAGAAAAATGAATTCATTTAAGAAGATTGCTCTTGGTCTGGTTGCAGCCATGACTTTGGGCACATTGGTCGCAACACCTGCAAGTGCTGCTGTAATGACAGTTGCCGTAACTCTTGATGGAACAGCAAATACAACTGCTTCCGCAATTGCTACACCTGCTGCATTGCCAGTACCTGCGGATAACAACTAATGCAACAATCGTATCAGCATTGCATACTGCTGCTGCACCAGTTTCAGCAACATCAGGATCATCATCTTTGACAATTGCTACAGGAACTGGAACAACCGCAACGTTTTATGTATATACTAAAACGACAGCAATTGGTACAGTGGTTATCAGTAACCAGGGTACAACACTAACATATTATGTTCAGGGAACAGCAGGAAAGATTAATACTCTTTCACTTTCTGCTGCTGATGCTGGAACAACCTCAAGCGTTGTAACTGCAACAGTAACTGCAACAGACGTATTTGGAAACAAGGTATCTGGTAAGGGCCTAACAGCACTTGTTGTTGGTGGAACTCTAGATACAACTACTGCAACAACTGGATCAACATTGACAAATTTTGGTCAGGCAGACTTTAAGGTAACTCTTCCAACAACAGGTTCTTCAACCCTTGTTGTATCTGTTACAAATGCTGCTGATGTTGCATCTGTAGTTACAGGTTTCAATACAGTAACTTCTAGCGTAGTTAAGACAATCACAGTCCGTGATCTTCTTGGCGAACTTGCAGCCCAAAAGGCTATTGCAGATGCAGCAGTTGCTGCAAAGGCAGTAGCAGATAAGGCACTTGCTGATGCATTGGCTAAGGCTGCTGCAGATGCTGCTGCTGCTAAGGTTGCTGCAGACGCTGCAGTAAAGGCAGAGGCTGACAAGGCTGCTGCTGCTGCTAAGGTTGCTGCAGACGCACTTGCTGCAAAGGATGCTCAAATCGCTAAGTTGACAGCAGATAATGCTGCTGCTGTTGCTAAAATGAAGAAGGCATTCAATGATCTTGCAAAGAAGTGGAATGCAAAGAATCCAAAGGCAAAGGTTGCTTTAGTTAAGTAATACCTTTTCTTTTAGAAACTGAGCGGGAGAGAAATCTTCCGCTCTTTTTCTATTTAATTAATGATATAATTTGTTCTAGGAGTACCCCCAATTGAATAGATTATATCGTCTTACCTTAACCTTTATATTGATGTTTGGGTGGTTATTTTTAACACCTGCTTATAGCGACGACCCTCTAAGCTTAGCAAATCAAGAAATACAAGATTTAAATAATAGCATAGACGATTTAAATTATAAAGACGAGTTTATATCATTAATAGATGTAGCCGAAAATAAATATGATGCAGCAGTTGCTGCAAAACAAGCAAAAGATACAGCATATAGCCAGCATGATGAGGCGGTTGCTGCAGAAGCCACAGCATTATCTGAAAAAAATACAGCACAATCGGCGGTAGATGGGCAAACCGTAATAGTTGCTACTGCTCTTACACATAAAAATAATGCCCAAGATGAACTAGATGTAGCCACAATTAATTTAAATACAGCAAATACAAACCTTCAAACTGCTCAAAATGCTGTAAATAATGCTGGATCGGCAGGGCTACAATATACTGTATATCATCTATTAAGAGATGGCTATGTTAATGGACAGCATATAGCAGTACCTGGCTCTGTTATATGTACTGGCGTTTGGAATTCCGCTTCTATGAATCTTCCAGTTTGTGGATACTATGAAGACATTATTGTTAAATTTACTGGAAAGATTACAGTGCCATCAGATTGGACAAGCGTGTACTTTGCGGGTTACACAGACGACGGATTTAGAATGTATGTTGACGGACAGCTGGCTGTTGATAATTGGGTAGAACAAGGTGTCACATGGAGCCCATACTCTCCAATATATAATGTTAGCCAAGATAAAACTTTAGATGTAGAAATATGGTGGTACAACGGTGGAGGCCCAGGGTCGTATCTTCTTGGTTGGTCAATTCCTGGAGGTTGGACTACAGCAGGATGTGCCTATACTGGTGGATGGGGCGTAGGATTTAGCTGTAACCTTAATACATTTTCTTATGGGTCTGGTGCAACACAACAACAATTAGATAATTTAACTGCTGCACAGCAAGCACAATCTGTAGCACAACAAACCTATAATACTAAATTATCAGTACGTAATGATAAATTATCTGTGTATAATTCTGAGGTATTTACATTAAATACATATAATCAAACTCTAACTACAAAGACTACTGCATATGATAATGCAGTTACTAATAGCTTAAATAAACTAACTGCTAAAAATAATGCTATATCTATATATGATCAATCTATTATAGATTTAAATAGTGCTATTGAAGATGCTTGGAATTATTATGAAGAACAAATGGCTAGAGAAATTGCTATTGCATTAGCTCAGGCTGCTGCAGCTGCTAACCAACCAACAACAGAACCAACACCAGAGCCTTCACCAGAGCCAACAGAAGAAATTACTCCAGAGCCAAGCCCTGAGCCATCTCCTGAGCAAACTGAACCAGTCGATCCCACTCCAGAGCCAAGTTCTGATACCACAGATGAACCGAAGCCAGAACCAACTGATGATCCTGAGCCCACTCCAGAGCCTTCACCAGAGCCATCACCTCTGCCATCGGATATAGATCCAGATCCAACTCCTGAACCAGAGCCAACTCCTGACGAACCTTCTGAAGAACCACAGGACAATGTTATCATAACAGATAAAGAGTTATTAGAATTAATTCCAGAAAAAGGAACGGGTACTGCAGAAGATCTTTCTGGTGTGATAGCCAATTTAACAAGCAAAGATAATAAATTAGTTACATTAACACCAGAGCAAGTTGCTGCAGTTAGCCAAACCCTAGTTGCCTTAACAAATGAAGCAAAAGCAGAAGTTGCACAGGATTTAGGAATTAAATCATCTGAAGTTGCTGTAATTGCTGCTGCTATGAAAGATAATCCAGAATTGGCTACAGCATTTGTAGAATTTAAAGATAGAGAGGCAGCAGCTGAAGGAGCAACAATGCCTTATACGCTAGCCGATGCTACAACAGAGGTTCAAACAGAAGCATTTTTATCTGATCCAATAGGAGCAATATTAGATATAGATTTAAGTAAAGTATTAAATCCATCAGAGTGGGGCAAGGATATGACAGATGATCAAAGAGAAAAAGCTCAGGAAGTAGTTATTCCTGTAGTAAAATAATAAAGGCTATCTTTAATTATTTTTGGGAAGCAGTTAAGGAAAGTATAGCGCAGGTGTGGACCCTGCTAGGGTTCTTTATTGCCTGGCTTACCCTAACTGGCACTGCTCAGCAGGTAGTAGGGGTAGCCACGCTGGCCGCTACTGCCCTTTGGCTGGCTACAATCCCACTTCGTAAAGAAGAATAACTGGTATAATGGTGGGTATGCTAAGGATAATTGGAATTGCCCTACTTGGGGTATTACTGACAGGTTGTGGCTACGATGGCCAGTACCGCTATCCTTGCCAAGATCCAGCAAATTGGGATAACAAAGAATGTAATCCACCTATTTGTGAGCCTACAGGAACATGCTCAAGAGATTTAGTTGGACAAGAAACATGGGATGAATATCAGAAAACAAAAGGGGTAGAGAATGAATAAAGAACGTTTATCACCACAAGACCTAGATGCTAGATTAAAGTTTATTCTTGGTATCACATTAGGTTCTATTTTATTTTTAACATCAATTGGAATCCTTTACGGATTGCTTTTTGTAAGCCAGCCAGTTGGAGCACAGTCAGAGAATGACAAGATGTTCTTTAATGTGCTTGGATCAGTAGCAACATTTATTACAGGAACTTTGGCAGGTCTGTTAATTGGACAGTCTGGTGCTAAAGATATTATGAAAGCACAGCTTGATAATAAAGAGATGGATGCTAAGAATACACAAGCAGATAAAAAGCTTGAATCAGAATTATCAATTAATGAACTAAAGGCAGATGTAGAAGCAGATGCAGTTCGTGCACGATTAGCTAATAAGCCTGATGGCGCAATGCCAGCAGAACAGCCAGTTGATACAGATTGGGATAAGGATTAATATGACAGACTTTCCAGTACCAGCAGAAACAGCAAAAGCACCTAAAGGAACGGCTGCTCGTTTAATTCAGGTTGCTAAATCACAAGTTGGATATATTGAAGGTCCAAAAGACAACGAGACAAAGTATGGAGCGTACACCAAGGCAAATTTCCAACCTTGGTGTGGAAGTTTTGTAATGTGGTGTGCAAACGAAGCAGGTGTCAAGGTTCCAAATACAGTTTATACTCCAGGTGGTGCAGCAGCGTTTAAGAAGGCTGGATCATGGATTGACGGAGATATTGCTGATCCTGAGCCAGGAGATATTGCCTATTTTGATTTCCCCTCTGATGGCGTTGACCGCATTTCTCATGTCGGAATTGTTATTGAGGATAATGAAGACGGGACCGTTTGGTGTATTGAAGGAAATACTACTGGAGACGGTAAAAAGGGAAGCCAGAGAAATGGCGGAGAAGCCTGTAAAAAACTTCGTGCATATAAGAAGAATAAAAAGAATGTTCAGGTATCCATAGTAGGTTTTGGTCGTCCTAAGTTTAAAGGGGCTGCTAAGGCCGAATCTGGGCCATCTGAGGCGGTATCTGAGCCAAAGACCTGCCCTACCTGTGGTCAAAATATCAAATAAAGCCTATTTGACGTATTAAAAACTTCTTGATATACTAGAGTAACGAGAAAATCTAGGGGTAGGCATGACTTGTATCGCAGGCATAACAAAAGAAGGCAAAGTTTATTTTGCTGGAGATCGTGGAGCATCTGAAGGAAACTATACTGTTCCTATAGATAGACCTAAAATCTGGAAAAATGGTCCATATATATTTGGATTTGCTGGAACTTTTGATGCTCAAGTTGTTCAATATAACTTTAATCCCCCAACGCCTGAAGGTAATTTAGATAAATTTATGCATACCAAATTTCTTAAGGCTCTTAAATCATTTTATACTGAATGGGATATCGGCGGTAAAGATTCAGAAATGTCTTTATTGATTGGTGTTAAAGGTAAATTATATGAACATGAAGCAGAGGGTTTAACTATGATTTCCTATGACAGAGATTATATTGTTATAGGATCAGGGGCAGACTACGCTATGGGTTCTCTTCATGCCACCCGCAACCACAAGGATCCAAAGCGTAGGCTTGCTCTTGCATTAGATGCTGCCTGTGAATTAAGCACATCTTGTATTGGTCCAGTTGACTTTTTAAACGGATAAGGGTAGAATTATAGTATGAATCATATACATGAGGAAGACCTGTCTCCAGAAGAGCAGGAGTTTGGCATATGGTTAGAAAACGGCATCGAAAGAGGCTGGGTAAGTGGTCCATATTGTGCTACACATGATGGCGGTATGGAATATATGAGTGAAGAAGAATTGGAAGATTGGGAAGCAGGAGGCGACCCATGCCAACACGTAATTAGAATAATGGTATAGGAGAATAATGAAAAAATTAGCAGTGGGGATTGTTGCAGTACTTGGACTTACGCTTTTACAGGCGGTACCAGCTAAAGCAGCAGGAGAAACTATTGTAATTATTGATACAGTTCTAGACACTTCTCGTCCAGAACTAAAGAGTAATATTGTACACGAAGTATGTATTACTGAAAGCAGACGTTGCTCAAATCAAAAATCAATGGAGCAAGAAGGTCCAGGAGCAGCATCTCTACAGCCTGGCCTTACAAATCTTATTTATTCAAATAAAGATATGAGACATGGAACTGATATTGCTCTTACTGTAAAAGCAGTAGATCCAAATGCACGAATTATCTTTATTAGAACTACTGGTGTTGATGTTCTGTCTAATGGTAGAACTTCTATTGCACATGCAAGCAATATGAAGCATCTTGCAAAACCACTAAACTGGGTTGCACAGAATAAATCTAAATATAATATTGCTGCAGTAGTTATGTCAAAAGCATCTAATGCTTGGGGTGCAGGAACTTCTTGTGTACCA